GTAAACGCTGATGAAACCTTAAAGATGCACCGTGATTGGTGTGACCAAAACTTCCACGGGTTAGGCGAAAGGTCATTTGGTTGGGTATGGAAACAGATATGTCAAAGTCTACCCGGTAATCCAACGCTATGTGAAATTGGAGTTTTACGGGGCCAGATAATTTCATTATGGAGGCTATTGCGCCCAGATGCAACCGTAATAGGTATAACACCACTCGACAGCAGTGGAAACGTTTGGGAAAGCGACTACAAGGCTGACATAGCCAAAATACATGATGAGTTTAGGTTAGTACAACCAATAATACTGCATGGGTATAGCCAAGATGCGGGGATAGTTAAGCAGATGTCGGGAACTTTACTTAATGTCCTATATATAGACGGCTCACACCAGTACCAAGATGTCTTTTCTGACTTTGATAACTATGCAGGACTTGTGGTGCATGGAGGATGGATGGTGATAGATGATGCCTGTACTGATATGAAACAATGGTGGGGTGCATTTCAGGGGTTACATGAAGTAACTCAGGCAACTTTGGAGTATATGTCGGAACACGGAGATAATTGGGAATTTTTTGGAAATGTAATGCATTTGCGGATTTATAGGAGGAAATAGTTATGATTTGGATCAAACAACACTGGCCTGCCATCCTCGCCTCGATAGGGTTTGGGGTGCTGATGGGTATCGCTGTGGTACTGGTGACAGAGCATTGGGAATGGGTTAGGGGGACGTTGAGATGAAAATAACGATTGAATGGGATGGTGGGTTTAACGAGATGACGTGGAATAGAGTTATTGAAAACTTAAATTACGACTTGAGAAGACTTGATTATGACAGTATGTTAACAGTAGGGTGTCCGTCAACAGAATGCTTTCATGATTCGGAATCACATGAGATAACAGAGTTAAAAACCAATAATGATGGTTATAAATGTGAAATTCTATATAAAACCACAAACAAGTAAGGAGATGAAAGAAGAAAAAAAAGTAGAAATAGACCTTGGCTTAGGCCACATTCAATTACACTTTAAAAAAGATGGCGAAAATATTAAACAGTTTTGTTTTCACCCTACACATTTATTAGCTGCTATTGATGAATATGAAAAGAAGTATTGGAATAAGACTGTATTAGAAACCAGTACGTTATGACCCACCACGAACAACAAATCTACTTGCGTAAGTCATTTTGTACACCACCGCATCTTCTCCGCGTGGCTGATTTGGAATTGTCCGTGGCCTTACATTTCACTAAGTACTATATGAGCAAACAAATACTATACTACAAATTCTACGACGGAGGTTCGGAATTTTACCGTTTAAAGCCACTCGAATACATTGATACCCATGATTTAACACTCGTCGAGTGCCGTGACAGTACGCCAAGCTACACCACAATTGAACCTTTCGACACAATTTTTATACTAAGGCCACAAGGCGAAGTAGCAATCAACCTTATTAAAACCGCTAAACGCTGGCATAAGAAGGTCATTATAGATTGGGACGACTCACCATTATCATTAGATCAGTACAACCCGATGTACACCCATTACGAGCATGAAAAACGTTCGTCGATTGAGTGCATCGCTTTAGCCGACGAAGTTTGGGTGTCCACGCAAGCAATAAAGGATGCATTCAGGTTGTATAATAAAAACATACACATTATCCCCAATTGTTTAGATGACTACACCTTTCCAGTTCGGAACAAGCGGCAGTTTACCTACAACAAAATAGCGACCTATCGTGGTGGTGAATCGCATTATGGCGATATGTATGATATTAGTGTACCTGAGAAGATTATTAGTATGGTGAACAGTAACACGGATTGGGTGTTCTCATTCTACGGGCAGCGGTTTCATTACTTGGAAAAAAGATGTGGTAACAACTACAATGCATATCCTGGCGGTTGGAGTTTTGTGGACTTTCAGAATATGATGCAGGAGCAGAATGCTTGTATCTTCTTTTACCCTTTAGCTACGACGGCGTTCAATAAGAGCAAAAGTAATATAGGATGGATCGAGGCAACTTAAGCAGGGAGTGCAGTGTTTGGGAATAAGGAGTTGCCGGAGTATGATAATGTCCCCTGCTATCAATGGCACGAAAATATTACTAAGGTAGATGAATCAGAACTAAAAATGGCGAATGAACTGTCTTGGAATTACATAAAAGAAAATTTATTATTGTCTAAGGTAAATTTAAAACGTATAGAAAGGTTGTTAGCGTGAACTGTTTAAACAAACGCATAAAGGTAAAATTCGACGCTACGCATAAGAAAGAAATAAAGATAGGCGATATTATTTTGCTTAGACCTGATGAGTGGATGCAAAGGGATGACGATGGTAATATTAAATACGACCCCGAAACTGGCGCTGTAAAATGGTTGGAAAACACAAATTACCTTGAGACAAAGCCTCAAATATGTACAGTGCTTGAGGCTAATTCAAAATACCCTTATAAGGTTGGCGACAGGTTGTTCACGCATTACATGGCGTACGAGACAGCCGAATTGGGTGATATTGTTACTCAAGAGGGATTTATTATAGCCGATTACGTTTTTTTTACTTTCATGCCTGATGGAAGCTATAATATGGCAAAAGAAGTCCATTTCGCTGAACAAATATATTCTGATGAGTTAAAAACTCCCGGAGGTATAATATTGGTTGATAAAAGGGCTGAATTATGTCAAGTCAGACTAACTCACTTACCTGAAGAGAGCCCATTTAAGATAGGCGAAGTTGTAGTTACAATTGATAGTTATAACTATCCGCTTGAGATAGACGGACGTAAATTAATCATGCTTCGTGAACATGAAATCGTAGGAAAAGTCATCCATGCCGCAGAAAAAGAAGTTATCGCATGAGGTTATAGCCGAACTAAAGGCTAAACTCAAGTGGCTCAGGTCAAGGATGAACTACGAGAGGAAGCGTTCATATATGTACGGATATAATAAGTGTGTAAAAGAATTGGGCAAACCTGTTAAGCCGCCAAAGATTAAGGTGGTTAAGGAGGTGAAGAAAGTTACAAAGGAAGTCCCCATACTGATACATCCCGAACGAGGCGATTTTGCTGCTTTTGCCGCGAATTTAATAGTAACTAAGGCGTTCTGCGTACAGAATGACATTGAACTATCACCATTCATTATACTCACTGCTATCCACTCGCTTGAAAGCGCCACTGTACCGCAACTGGTTCTGTTCGGTTTAAAAGTTCCATATTTACGCCAAGCCTTAGGCTATCTTGAGCGCGGGGAATGGATAGAGTGTTTCAGGAACAGCACCAAAGCGATGACCATCGTGCCAAGTTTGAAAGGTCAAAAGTTATTTAGTAGCTTTAAGGAATATTATGGAACAGACAGCAAGCGCAAACCTGATTGAAGAACTGAATAAGATTTTCGAGATATACACCAACGAACTGCGCGAATGGCGATTAGGGAATGGTAAAGGCAAGCACCTGCTTGATGAGGATATGTTCGACGTGGTTATTAAGCTACTGGATAAGTCGGATAAGATTAAGAAGCTGAATGTGGCAGAAGAATCTGAAACCGAAAAACAGCCACAAAAAGTCCGTAACTTACAGGATTGGACATTAGGTAAGAAAAAAGCGTGAAAGTTGAGGAAATAAAAGAGGCCATTAGTAAGTTCGAGCGAGAACGTGTAATTGGTGAAATTACCGTCCATCTCCCATCTCCGCCAAAAGACTACAAACTTATTGCTAATTGGGATTTACCGAAGGAGAAGCAAAAGTTTACCTATACTAAACAGCCTGATAAAAATAAAGAACCTGCTGATGAATTTCTTCTACAGGAATTTGAGCGTTTTCAACACGGATATTTCTTCTTTTGTAATGGGAACTTAGAATACATCTCCAACATTCATTACTTTTTCCTTAACTATTGGAGTGACAAAGGCAAGCAGTTTGGTTTTCGTGACGCGCAACGTGACACCTTCCTTTGGTGGATGCAGATTGAGAAAGAAAAGCATATTGCGGGTGGTAATTTAGTCACGAACCGAAGACATGGTAAGACGGCTATAGCAACTTGTATAGGGTATTTTCGTACAGCTACAAATCCATTCCATCGCTGCGGTATTCAATCAAAGACAAATGATGACGGCAAGTTGGTTTTCGGAAAGCTGATAAAGTCATGGCAACAGTTGCCTTTTTGGCTAAAGCCAGTAGATAGCGGCGAAACAAGACCTGCAACGATACTGGAATTTAGTGAGCCACGTAAAAGGTCTACAAAAGAAGAAAAAAAGGTATATGGCGAAGTATTAAATAGTTCTATAGATTATCGTTCTTCAGATGAAAATTCATACGACGGAGACGAATTGCATACTTATATAGAGGATGAAGTTGGTAAAGTGGACGAGAAAAAAGGGTTCAATACTGATAAGCGTTGGGATATAGTACAGTTTTGTTTAACCATCGGGTCTAAGATTGTGGGTAAGGCCATACGGACTACCACTGTAGAAGAGATGGAAAAAAAAGGAGGTAAGAACTTTAAGAAAACATGGGACGGAAGTTTAAAATCAAAAACTAATGAAAAAACAGGGCGCACACCTACTATGCTTACTAATTTATTTGTGCCAGCAGACTATGGTTTTGATGGAGAAGATTTACACGATCAGGGTTTTATAGATGAGTACGGATATTCAAGAAGAGAGTTAGCCAGGCAACATATTTTAGACTCTTGGGATGGATTAAGTGAAGAAAAGTTAAGGAGTCAACAACGCAAAAACCCCCTCACCCTCAAACACGCCTTCCAAGTATCAGAAAACTCAGGCACTTTCGACCAAGAAATCTACGACTACTTAGACCAACAAAAAGAATATTTAGACGGCACAAGCCTGACAGGTGAAAAAGCGCCTAAGAACCTTCGTCGTACAGTGACCTTCTACCGCGATATTGACGGATTGGCAAAATGGCGCGATGATCCGCAGGGACATGCTTCATTCATTTGGGACTTTCCAAAGTCAACGATGTCCAATGCGCGTAAGCCGGGGGAATTAAATCAGTGGCGACCGCTGAACTGCGAGGAATTTGTAGGGGGATGTGACCCGTTCGCAGCTACAATAGTTTCCGGGCCCGGGTCAATGGGAGTGCTGTATATATTCCGTAAAGGCAACGCAGATGACTACGAGAATAGTGGTTTGCCTATCCTGCGCTATGCACAACGTACTCGTCGAGTCGAGGACTTTCATAAGAACGTGATGATTATACTGCAATACTTTGGGTGCAAGGTAAACTATGAATCTGACGTGCCTGATTATTACGAAACCTTTGTGCGTGAACTATTCAGGAATTACGTGATGTGGACGCCACGTGTCGCTATTGACCCAACCAAGCGAAACCATACTCCAAGACCCGGAACGTTATCCAAAGACCCGTATGCGTTTCAGAAGCAATTTCAGGTGTTGGTATCGTATCTGTACGCACGATGGCACAAGATATATTTCATTGAACTAATTGACCAATTAATCGACTTCGATGTTAACGACCGTACCAAGTCAGATGAGGTCATAGCGTTCTCAATGGCATTATTAGGCGGATGGGAGACAGGTGAGCAGCCTAAGAAAGATACAAGGACGCCACAGTTTTTGAAGTTTAAGAATAGTCAGAAGCGGCAGGATGCTAATGGTGGGTATGTGGATTTGTCGGCTTATCACGTCCCTATTGACGACAAAATACCGTTTTAAAAAAATAATAAAAACAACTTTAATTCACACTTTTATGACGTCATTACCTCAATTAAATTCACCCTTATTAAGTAAGGAGTTTCTAAATAAAATGGGATGGGAATATGAAAAAGAAGCTCCGAATAAATGTTTATTATTTACAATAAATGCATCAAGTATTCAAAATGGACTGCAATTAACTATGTTATATAACCCACATAAGGAACGTATTTATATTAGTGGATTTTTTTATCCCCGTAAAACGGTAATAGTAGGTTGGTTGAGCATAGATAGTGAAGATGATTTTTTACTACTTTGCGGAAAACTCATTGTTTTTGACACACCGCTGAGTAATATCTTCAATATCGACTAAAAGCCCACCTCCGCCCCTCGCTACTTTATTCCGTTTCGAACCGTACTAATTTCGGTCATAAGGGCTTAAAGAGATGCGCTGCAAATGTACCAATTAAAATCATTCAATCCAAATATTTATCTTTATCCACATGAATGAAGTATCGAGTGCTATAAATCCGCTTGCCGCAGACGAAGATAAGAATAGTGAAGCGTACGGGCTAAAAATGATGAAGGCTGCCGCAACAACTTGGCAGACCGGGTATACGGGACAAAGTAGACTGCAACGCAAACAACGTTTCGACTATAATCGTTCTTACGCACTGGGTAAGTACAACATGGATGAGTTCAAAGATATTTTGGACTTGGACGGAGAGTTTTCGGTATTAAATCTTCCTTACGATCCACTCAACATCTTGATGCCTTACCTGAAAAGGCTCAAAGACCGCTACAATCAACGCGACGAGTTAATACAGTGCTATGCTGTTGACCCCTTCACGACCGGGAAAAAAGACCAAGCCAAACAAGCCGCTATCTTCAAGCTAAAGCATAAAGACGATATACAATCCGTTCAGCAACAATCAGGCGTACAGACAGAAGAATTTACCGATAACGACCCAGAAACAGAAGCCGACATCAATATGGAGTTCGGCTTTAGCTATAAGGAGCGGGAAGAAGTCATCATGGAAAACTTAATCAACATTGTTTTCTATGAGAATGCTTTTACCGATGTGGTTAAGGATAGGATATTGGATGACCTTATTAATTGCGGTATAGCCGGGACAAAAACATATATTGATGGCACAGGACGTATTAAGATACGATGCATCAAACCTGAAAACCTTATCACATCTTATTCAGAATGGAATGACTTCCGGGATTGGCAGTACTTAGGTGAGATATACTACTTGTCAATCATGGAAATAAGGTTACTATACCCCGGAAAAGTTGATGAACAGGAGTTGTACAACTTATCTCAAACGCTTGTAGGGCAATACGGCAACCCTGCTCTGTGGGGCTTCACTTGGACGCCGCTGTACTATACAAGCATAGCAAGACCTTACGATGCCTGGCGTGTACCGGTTGTCGAGATGGACTTCAAGACGCTGTACAACATGAAAAAGTCAGTTGTCACCAATAAGTTTGGTCGTGAATCGATTGTGGAAGAAGTGACCAACCCGAATGCTGATGTCAGCGAACTGGAATCTACGCCTTACTACGTTTCATATACAGGTGTTTACATCATGGATACAAGCCACGTGCTTCAATGGGGGTTGTCAAAAAACATGGTTAAGCCTGAAAAGAACTTGGAAGAAATCGTTTCGCAGTATTGCGTTTATATGTACGACAATACCGAAATGGCTAACAAGCCTTTGATGGAGCAGCTTATTCCGTCCGTAAAGAAAATGACGCTGTACGAACTGCAACAAATGAAGATAGTAATCGCAGCCGCGCCGGATGGGTACGATATAGACGTTGCTTTGATGTCGGACATATCTTTGGATGGCGGCAATACTACGATGTCACCACAGGGTTTATATGAGGTCTACAAGCAAACGGGTATACGTTACTATAAGTCTATACCAGATGAAGGAATAGAAGGCGGACAGCGCCGCGTACCTGTACAGGCTAACCAAGTGCCATTTAGCCCAAAACTGGAAGCATTGCAGCAGTTGAAGCAAAACGAATTACTTGTCATTACTAATATCATATCCAACGAACTTGACAGCGGGAACATACGCAATCAGGCAGTTGGCCAAAAGGTATTACAGGAAGCCAAGCAGACAGGTGAATCTACATCTAATTACATTTACGACTCATTCCTGAATGTCTTACAGCGCACAAGTAAAATTGTCCAGCTACGCGGATGGGATATACTGATGTATGGTAAGAGGTGGGGCGTACAGTTTTATGATGGGTATCGTCAGGCATTAGGTACGGGGAAGGTCGAATACCTGAAACTGGAAGCTACACCGGATTGGGGGCAAACAGCCTTTGACATTCAGATAAAAACAATCATTGGCGACACCGAACAGGTTGCTTTGGAAAATAATATTCAGGCAGCGTTGGCTAATGATAAGATAGAGTTTTCAGATGCATTGGATATACGGGAATTGGCTGTTACAAATGTGAAGTGGGCTTCTTATGTGATGTCGCAGCGGATTAATAAACGCAAGAAAGCATACGACGATGCGCAAATGGCACTCTCCAAACAGAATGAAAATGCAGTTGTTGCAGGCGCGCAGGCCAAGACGCAGGGTGAACTTCAACTGGCGCAGTTCAACGCCGAACAGAAAACAGCAGCAGATTTAAGGGAGAGAGAGACGCAATTAATGGTGGAAAATGCGAAATTTTTAGGTATATTGAAGGCTAATTTGGTTACAGCGGAATTGGCTAAACCGGGCAGTAGTATTTCTACGCTCCCGGCTTTTGTTTTTGAAGGCCTGCCACTGCAAAAAGCAATAGATCATGCTGACGCTATGAATTATTTACAAACAATGGCGCAAGCACAAGGTATACAAGATCAACAAGCGCAGCAAGCACAGCAGCAAGACCAACAAC